ATCAGGTGCACCCACCCAAGCGCCTACCCCTCAGCGTGAGCAAGCTGAGCAAGCCCCTATGGTGTTTAATATTAGTTTTGCGGGGGCTGTCGTATATGACACACAGCGTGCAGCTGAACAGGCTATGGCAGACCGTATCACCACCCTACAGAACACGCGCAGGCGTGGGGCACCTCGGAGGTAAACATGCCACTTAATAACCCTGCCCCTAACTTTGGCTTACTCACCTCATGGGATGTGAGAGGCTATAGCGGCACACAATTATTTACGCGCTCAGGTGGTGGGGCTGTATCGCTGCCCACTTACTCAGCAGGTGAGGGCGTTTATGATGACGTGCTGTTTTTTCTCAATGGGCGTGGCTCATCTTCATCACTGAAAGCGCAGGGCCAACTTGCCTATGGTGCAAGCGTGGGGGGTGTGGGCACCACATGGGCAGCCACCATCACAGCAGATGACAAAGTGCAGTTTAGCTCTGATGTTGATTTCACACTGACGAAAACAGGCACAAGTGACCCCCTAGGCTTTGGCTCATCCACATTGAGTGCAACCCTAGTGGGCTCTGATTATGTCATCACAGCCCCCAATGATTGGACAAGGGGCCTGTTAGATTTATCAGATGCGCTTTATCGCATTGATGAGGTGAGCAGCTCAGACACATTCAACTTTCCTCTGCTGCTCAGTGATATACAAGATGTGAGCGTTTTTATTCGTGGCCACAGTGAGGGCGATGCTGATGACTTTGGCCTGACCTCACTGCAGGAGTTAGACAACACAGCGCAATCACGCACTGATATCACTTGGACTATCACAGATGATGGGCACACGCGCTGCTATTACCCCACAAGCAAGGGTGATGTAGATTGGACTTCAACAGCCATGAGGGATGCCCTAGGGTTTACAGGTGATGAAACGCCTGTAGTGGATGGCAGTTTCTCAAGAGTAACATCAACCCATAAAAATACAGGGGTGCTCATCCCCTCACGGCCCTATCAATCACACCATCTCTCAGTTGAGCAGGTAAGCCAGAGCAGGCGCAAAATTGGTGGGGGCTATGTGGCCAATCACATAGGCTCATATATTAGCTCACAGCTCACCTTTGACCTTGATGCATTGCTTGATGCTGTTGATGATTACAGGCATTTTACAAACAAGTTTCTGCCCCTAGTCAGTGAGGGTGAGCGCATCAACTTCTATCAGTCATGGGGTGACAGCAGGCGTGCACTCATCACAGCTGATGTGAACACCTCACAGCCTGCTTATGATTTGCTGTATAGCTCAGAGCATAATGGGGCCTATGGTCGGATTAGAGGCAGCATGAGAACAGCCACCTATGATCTGAGCTACCCCACGAGATTACAGAGGCGCGTGCCTGTGTCTGTGGAGATCGAGCACCTATGAGCAATAGTTTTACATCAACCCCTACCCTAGTTGATCCTAGCAGGCTCACAGCAGGGCAGACGATACGCACCACAGAGGTGGTACGCTTGGCTGATCTGCAGAATTATATTTTTGCCACAGGGGGCACGCATAATGTGGTCAGCCAAATGTTTGATGATCTGTGCTTTATACAAGATAGCACCACCTATGTGCGTATGTGTGAGTGGATGGTGCCTCTCCTCAGCAAAGAGCATGACAGCCTAGTGATCAATGTGAGTGGCTATTGCCCAACAGCAGCCAACGCCACTGCACGTTTTACTCTCACCATGGATGATAGCACCACATATACAACTGAGATCAGCATCACAGACTCAAACAGATATAACAGTGTATTCAATCAAGGCACCATCAGCATCACAGGCTCACACACAGGTGATACAGCAGAGTTGCTCATGGAACTCAAAGCGCCATCAGGGCAGGAAGCTGTGATTCTAGGGGTGCAAGCTAATTGGCAGCCCCTCACCTCACCACTGAGCACAGGCACACTGCAAGCTGACACCCTCTCATATATCCCACAGGGGCAGACAAGGCAGGGCGCTGACAAGCCTTTATCATCTCGCTTTGGTGTTGAGACACTAGCCAACATCAACACGCTCAGAGCGCGTGGGCGCGTGCTGCTCAATTGGTCGGGTGTTGAGGGGGCCTCATCTGCATTGGCCATCACTGTAGCAGCTGCGCCACCACGCGCCATAGGGCCAGGTGATCTGCCTACATTTTACAGCCCTGCAGCAGTATTCTCAGGCACTGTTGAGGAGGGGCTGACGCTTAAGGCATATGTCAATGCTCAAAACTTAGGCGTGGGTGATTCGTTTGAGTTTATCGTGATGGGTAACACCCTCACCATCTCTGCAAATGGGTGGGCTGAGTTTGAGCTTGATCTCATGCAGGATGAGCTTGAGCTGTCTGATCAGTTTGGCCTCAGCATGTACAGAGCAGGGCTTGATCAGCGAAACGCCAATATCAATGGCATAGCCTCACCCACCTACCCACCATCCACCACAGGATATGTGGCAGGCCTCTGCATCATTGGAGTGTGACCCATGCTAATACCCTCAGCCTATCGACAGACGCCAAGTGAACAGGGCTGCTATAATGGGCAGATTGTGATGGGGGGTGCCCTCTCTCAGATGGCCTCAGCATTGGCGCAGCTTAGTCACTGCAAGTTTTTAGGTGAGGCACATTATCAAGTGAGCCATACCACCTACAGCACACTGTGGGGGGCTGAGCAGTTTGGGGCGCGTCTCAATGGTGGCACCCGAGTGCGCACCACATATAAAACCTATGAGTACAATTTTCTATATCAGAGCACAGCGCTGAGTGAGCGCTTAGCGCTGCTCATGGTGTATGGCGCTGATTACTCAGCAGGCAATGTGAGCATCAAAGCAGAGGCTAGGGCCACAGGCTCAAACAGCTACACAGGCACAGTGCTAGATTATGGGATTGAGTTTACAGCCCCCACCTATCTCACAGCCCTCAGCACGCCTTTAGGTGAGGCAGTGCCCTCTGATCAATGGGCGTTCACAGGGTGCAGATCAGTGGCAGTGGGCAACCCTCTGAGCACGGACCCTCTAGACAGGCCACGCCCTCTGGTGATTCCATCAGCCAACAGAGGTGAGCTGCTCAATATTAAAATCACAGTGAACAGCCTGAGCCTTGTGGCTGTGCACATCTATGATGTCTATCAGCTGCAGGTGACCCCATGACATACACATCAGACCTAGGGCGCAGGGTGTTTGCCCTCGAGGTGGGTGGCCTCATCTATCGTTATCACAGTGGGGGTGGCACAGATGGCCTGCTGAGCACCATAGCCACAGGCATCAATTATGTGGATGTTGAGGGCATCATATCTGTGGGCGCGTTTGGCGCTTCGATTGATCCTAGTGGGGGTGTGGGTCAATATGAGCCCATCACTGTAACCCTCGGCATTGATCGCAAGGCAGGGCTATCAGATGCAGGTGTGGTATTTGGTCGCTGTGGCGCTCGATCTGTCAGCACCTCAGCGCAAATCACTGCAAATGTAGACAGAGCAGACGCCATCATCAGGGTGGGCACAAGCCTCACCTCTCTCAGCTATCCACGCCTTTTGCATATTGGCGCTGAGAGTGTGCGCGTGACCTCAGCCACTGCCTCAGTGCTCTCATGCTCAGGCGGGCGCGGCGCAGGCAATACCCCTCTGCAGAATCACAGCATTGATCTTGAGGGCACCTCAGTGCCAGAGGTCACAACAGAGATCACCACATTTAGAGGCAGGCGAGCTAAACTCTACATGGCGCATAAATACCCTGATGGCTCACTCAGCTCATGGGCTGTGGTGTGTAATGGGTTTATTGAGAGCACGCCTGTGATTGAGGCAGGTGACACAGTGAGCCTCAGCCTTGTGCCCATGGTGGCGCTCATTGATCAAGTGTCAGCTGATAAAGGCTTGAATCAGACTAGGCTGCTGCAGGGCTATCACCACTATGGGGCAGACGCAGGCAATACCCTTGAGTATGGGCTTAGGTTAGACTTGGCCACATCGCATGTGCATGAGCTGAGTATGGATACCTCATTCACGCAGACAGCAAACACCATCCAATTTTTTAGGGGCACTAACATATTAATAGAGGATTTTGATGAGTCGCTGCCCACAGGGCTTGATGGCAATGGCGACCCATACACCTCAACAGCTCACCCAAGATACCCACGCCTCTTAGTGAGTGGCGCTCACCCTGCGTACCCTACAAGCATCACAGCCACCACCAACACAAACGGCACAGAGGTTTATAGAGCTGTGCTAGACTCAACCCCCACAGGGGCGCTCACATTGTCAGAGGCTCAGAGCGCATTTAGTGTGCTTGTAGAGACGCGCACCGAGATCAAGCAGCATGAGCTGAGTGGCCTGCAGCTGTGGCCTGATATCATCAATGAGACGCTTGAGGATGAGGGCCCCTCATCAACACAGGGCGCTGATGGTGGCCTGCTCTCGTGGCGCATCAATGAGCAAGATGAGATCATAGCCTCAAAACTGTCAGATGGTGACAAGCCTGCACAGCTCAGCCTGTGGACACGAAGACAAGCGCTGAGGGCCTTGCTAGATGATGAGTTCACCCGCGCACTGTATTGGGAGGGCAGCTTGACACAGCCCCCCACTGAGAATCACCTGCGCGTGTGGTATCCCCTAGATATTGGCTCAGAGGATGATAGATACATAGAGGACACCTCACGCGGCATAGTGCGCAATATTCGGGTGAGCTCGGCACAGCCTAACAGCTCACATCAGCTCAGAGATGTAGCAACAGCCTATTATCAGCACAGAGAGGACAGGCTACTAGTTGAAGAGGGCCTAGGGCTGCCCACAGTCGCAGGCCTCTATGACACTGATATAGTAGTGCAATACTATGACAGGCAGAGCCAAAGCATCAGAGAGCAGGTATTTAAAGCGACTCATCAGAGCGTGGCCACATATGATGGCTCAAACGTGGGTTATTATATTCACCTCAATAGAAACTACATTCATGCCAATCAATCGTTTGCTGATTGGTCTGAGGGTGAGCGTGCACTCATCAGCACAGGTGGGCGTTTTGAAGGTGAGCGCCCTGCCTCAGCCATCCTCAAGTTATTAATCAGTGGGGGTGGCTCTGGCTATAACAGCAGCGATTATGATGTGTTTGCTGTGGGCTGTAATATCTCACCCAATCACATTGATATTGATTCATTTCTAGCTGTTGACGCTGCGAGCCCATTTACTGTGAGCGGCCAATTTCTAGGCGTGGGCGCTGATGTGAGAGAGATGGTTGATAACCTGCTGCAGCTCATTGGCGCTGTGATGGTGATGAGGCGCAATGCACAGGGGCAAAGCCTCATCACGCTTGTGCCCATTGGGGCAGAGCGCTCAGCAGATGTGACAGCCACTATCAGCGCAGGTGATTGGTTGGCAGAGCCTGCGCCCCATTGGGATAGTTATGAGGATATCGTTACTCAGGTTAAATACCTTTATGACTATGACCCTATTGAGGATGAGTATGAGTCTGAGGTGTTTTTCAATAATCAGGAGGCAATCAGCAGGTATGGGGGTGAGCGCTCACAGATTGCCCTCAGCTTGCCTGGCATCAGCTCAGATCAGTTTGGCCGTGGGGCGGGTGATGTATATGCTGAGTTTTTGCCCACCTCACAGCGCATTTTTAATCTGCTCAGCAATCCTCTCAGAGTGTGGCGTGGCAGCATAGGCACAGGGCGCAGCGCTCTGCTTGATCTAGGCTCATACGTCAAATGCAGCTCACCTCACCTGCGTGGCTATGGTGATGAGTATGGCGTGACAGATGGCGTGGCTATGATTCGCTCAATGCGCCAAGAGTTGATGAATGAGGGCTGTGATTTAGAGTTGATCACTACAGGCCTCACCCCTGTGGCATGGAACAGCTCAGCGCAGGTTGATAGCATTACGAGCACTACAGCTGTGGAGGTCGCTGCGAATGATTACAGCTCAGCATCTGATGGCGATGTGTCATTTTTTGCGGTGAATGATGTTGTAGATTATGTGCCTACAGGCGACCAAGATAACGCTATAACAGGGCTAACCATCAGCAACATCACAGGTAATGTGGTGACGTTTAGCAGCGCCCATGGTATAAGTACAGCAGAGGGCACGCTTGAGCCCACCACATACGCTGATGCAAGCGCCACCCATAGGGCTGATGCATATTTAGCAAATAGCTCTGATGTGATCGATACAAACGTAGATGCACAGGAGATGAGTTAAATGAGTAAAACGAAAGCACAGCTACAAGCTAGGGTTGATAAACTTGAGGTCGAGATGAGGCGCATGAGTCGAGCGCTGAATCAAGCACAGTTAGACCTCAATGTTGATGAGGTGTGGGATTTTGCAGAGATCACCCCCCACATCTCAGAGCAAGCGCTTGAGGCCGTGAAACGCGCCCACGCTGAGTGGGATTATAATGTGCATGAGCCTGATGCGAGAATAGACACATACATCAGATCAAACGCGGGTTTGGATTGGTCATGGGAAAAGCCATATAGAAAAAATGGGCAGTTCTCATGGTGTGGCGCGTTTGCTGCGTTTTGCTATACCAAGGTGCGCCTGCAGATCAGAAAAAAGATCTTTCCTAGCTGCTACAGGCTGCACACCAATTGGGCCAAAACCTCACGATACATTCACCCTGAGAAAACACAAGTGGGTGATATCGTTGTCGTGTATACGAGCAAGCGAGCTGTGCAGGGTGATCACATCACGCTCTGCACTGATATCTCTGAACTTGCAGAGCATGGCATGATCACCACCATTGAGGGCAATGCGCATGGCACCCTAGGTGATGGCACCAATGGTGAGGGGGTCATTACTCGGCAGCGCTCACTCTCACAGATCGCTCACGTTTACAGATTACTAGGTGAGGATTTTGATGAGTGATCAGCCCACACAGGCCACCCTCACTGAGAGAGCAGGAGGGCGCAAAGCGCTAGGCTTTTATGCAGCTCTGGCATCATGTCTGCTGCTAGCCTTGCTCGATAAAGCACACGCTGAGGTGTTAGGGTTAATCGATACTCTCTATTTATTTTATGCAGGCGCAAACGTTGTAGCCAAGCGACAGGCCACCCCCATCACAGAGGATAAAAAAAAATGAGTAAATTAGGCGTACAAAACCCCATAACAGCAGGCCAATTTATTGGCGCTTATAATGCCTCATCAGTGGCTGACACTGACTGGCACAGCCTCACCTCAGATGAGTTCTATGATCCCACCACAGGCACACAGCTCACTGATGGCCTCAAGTTTGCCTTTGTGGGGGCTGTATCATCAAGCACATCTGCAGTCTCATTCATCAAGCTCAGAGAGGCAGCAGGCGCAGGGGATGGCTCAGGCAACACTGATGGGGTGATTCCATTGCTAGGCACTTATGAGGTAGATGTGCAAGCGCTCAGTGGTGGCGCATCTGTCACAGGCATTGCGTATAAAAAAGCAGCAGCAGGTGACTCATTCATTATCTATTGTGGCTTCAATAAATAGGGGGCTCTGATGGCTATTAAATTTGATACATTTGCAAGCACAGGTGGTGGTGGGGGTGGCGCTGTCACCTCAGTAAACACACAAACAGGGGCAGTGGTACTCAGCGCCAATGACCTGGCAGCAGATCACACAGCGAGCAATTACACAGCAGCCAACAGCAACATAGATGGGCACCTTAGTGGGATTGACACCAAACTAGGCACCATTGCTGCAGGGCTTACCTATAAAGGGGCTTTTGACGCCACAGCAGGCACCCCCTCACTCACCAATGCTCTGCAGGGTGATTTATATATTATTGACACTGCAGGCACCATCTATGGGCAGACATGGGCCGTGGGTGATCACCTCCTTATTAATGAGGATATGGGGGGCACAATCACCAACAGTAAAATAGATAAGGTCGATAACACAGACAGTGTAACCTCAGTGAATGGCAGCACAGGGGCAGTGGTGCTCAGTGGTGATGATCTCGCAGCAGATCACACAGCTGTCAACTATACAGCAGCCAATGCCAACATAGATGGGCACCTCAGCGGCATTGATTCAAAGCTTGCTAATCAGCTTGAGAGCGGTGATAACGTCAGCGTGCTCACCAATGATGCAGGCTACCTCACAGGCATCACAGGTGAGAATCTAGGTGATCTCTCTGATGTCAACATCACAGCAGCTGCCTCAGGTGAGGTGCTCAAATACAATGGCTCTGCATGGGTTGATGCGAGCGTTGCTTATTCAGAGGTCACAGGCACACCCACAAACGTGAGCACGTTTACCAATGATGCAGGCTACATCACAGGCATCACAGGTGAAAACCTAAGCGATTTGTCTGATGTCACCATTACCTCAGCAGCTAATGGGCAGGTGCTCAGCTACAATGGCAGCGAATGGGTGAACAGTGCAGCAAGCGCAGGCTCATTGGCAGGCCTCTCTGATACGAACATCACAGCCCCTGCTGATGGGGAATATCTCAGATATAATGGCTCAGCGTGGGTTGATGCAGCGCTCAGCATTTTAGACGACTCAAGCCCACAGCTAGGCGGCGCACTCGACACAAACGGCAACGCCATCACATCAGCCTCTGATGCAGATGTTACCATTGATCCAAATGGCACAGGCTCAATCAGCGTGGGGGCTGACATTGTGCCAGATGCAGACGCCACACACACTATAGGCTCTGAGGCTAATAGATTTATCACGATGCACAGTGATATTAATGGCGCTGTCAGATTCAAAGCTAAAAATGATGAGGGGGCAGCCATCAGCAAGGGCGCTGCCCTTTATATCAAGGGCATTTCAGGCACTGTGCCCACTGTGGGCTTGGCTGATGCAGATGATGCCTCTAAAATGCCTGCGTTTGGCTTAGCGTTCGCAGCTGCCAATGATCAGGCAGAGGTGCAGGTGGTGACGTTTGGCAATCTCAATGATGTTAACACCTCATCATTTAGCGCAGGGGACACCCTCTATGTGAGCACTACAGCAGGCGCACTAACAGCCACTGCGCCCACAGGAGAGACAGCGCAGCTGCAGAATATAGGCCGTGTGCTCAGATCAGATGCATCTGCAGGCATTATCAAAGTGGGTGGGGCAGGGCGCTCAGCTGCCACGCCTAATCTAAACACAGATAAAATCTTCTTAGGCAATGCGAGCAATCAAGCTGCGTCAACAGCGCTCAGCGCTATTGGCCTCAGTAAATTCAACAATGACTCAGCGTTTATCTCAGACATTACAGGTGAGAATTTAGGCGAGCTCGCGAACGTCACACTAACCACCCCCACAAGTGGCCAAGTGCTCAGCTATAATGGCAGCATATGGGTGAACAGTGCAGCAAGCGCAGGCTCATTGGCAGGCCTCTCTGATGTGACTATCACCTCAGCAGCCACAGGCGAGGTGCTCAGATATAATGGCTCAGAGTGGGTTGATGCTGTGCTCGCTTATTCAGACCTATCAGGCACGCCCACAAACGTAAGCACGTTCACCAATGATGCAGGCTATCTCACAGGCATCACAGGTGAGAGCATTGGTGATCTCAGTGATGTCAACATCACAGCAGCTGCCACAGGGGAATACCTCAGATATAATGGCTCAGCGTGGGTTGATTCAGCGCTCAGCATTGCTGACGACCCAAGCCCACAGCTAGCAGCCAACCTTGATGTAAACTCTAATTACATTGTGAGCGCGTCAAATGGTGATATTGAACTTGAGCCCAATGGCACAGGCTCAACAGTCATCAGAGGCAACGCCACAGGGGGCAGTGGGCACTTAGTGCTCAACTGTGAGCAAAACACCCATGGTGTAACGATCAAGGGCCCCCCTCACTCAGCCACTGCCACATATACACTGACGCTGCCCAATAATGATGGCGATGCAGACCAAGTTCTCAAAACTGATGGCTCAGGTGGGCTCAGTTGGGTTGATCAAGCGAGTGGGGGCTCAGCGCCATCTGTCACAGCTCAGAACACCACAGCCACATTGAGCGCCCCTGCCTCTGGCACCATTGAGGAGGTGTACACTGTATTTAGTTCTAGCGCTGTCACTCTCACGCTAGTGAGTGCAGCCACAGTGGGTGAGGGGTTTAAGTATCAAATTAAGCGACTAGGCACAGGCTCAGTTACTGTTGATCCTGCAGGCTCAGAATATATTGATCACAGTGGACAGAGCACATTTAGTATTGGCGCTCAATATGACTCAATCACGCTGATCAGTGATGGGACAAACTGGTTACTAATCTAAACACAAGGGGGCTATATGAGTTACATTGCGCCATTTGCGAACAAGCGCCTGCAGATTGCAGAGATTAGGCTAAGCGGTTCACCTGCTGCCAATGGCTATTTCACTTTTCACTCATTGATTGATGATACTTTTGACACAGCCCCCACAGGTTTAAACTCAGCCACCCTCACCCTGCCTGCAGGTAACTACATATTCAGAGCCTTTATGGATATCACCCGATCAAGCACAAATGATAATTATGTGTTCAAATGGGAGGCAGGAGGCACGCTGATTGGGGTTGAGGGGCGCACAGCGATCGCAGACAATATCAGATCAGATGCAGCTGAGGTGCCACATGATAGTACATCCTCAATCAGCCTCAAATTGAAATGCACTAGCATTGAGGGCTCTGCACCTACGCTCACGAGTGAATCACGCGCGTTTATTTGGAGGGTATCAAATTGAGTTATAATCAGCGAACCACCACCACAGTAACGCCATTCGCGCAGGTCACCAATTCTAGCAATTGGGGCATTGGGAATACTTTCCAACCTGACACCGTCAGTGAGACATGGCTTACCTCTGTTACAGGTGGATATGAGTTCATAGGCAAGGGTTATATGTTCGGTTTTCTTATTCCCACAGGCATAGCAATCTCAGCAGTGGGGGTGGGTGATGATACAACGCCTGACAGGTATACCTGTGGGTATTACTTCTATCCAGGCAATGCAGGGCGCGCTTTCTCAGATGATGAGTTTGTGAATTATGGCACCACTGTGCGCCACAGAAAAGTTGATCCCTACTATTGGCCACAGGCATCTGATCAATCACGCATCAATGTAATGAGAGTTGAGGGCTAGTATGAGTTATGTACCATCACATGTGAACCCCTCACTGTTAGCACAGCCACAGGCCATCACAGTAATTGAGCACACTGCAGGCACTAGCCAAACCATAGCCAACGGGAACAGGATACAGATAGGCACTGTGCACAATTGGTATGGCTCATTCAGTCCGACAATTGCCACTAATCAAGTCACGCTACCGAGTGGCTATTACTATTATGTGGAGTCAACTGTGCAAGCCTATCAGCTGAATGTGGGGTTTAATCTCAATGGTTACATCACCTATAAGCATTATGATGAGACAAACACGGCAGACATAGGTGTAACAGCCACCACATGGCAGGCAGGCAGTGGCCCTGATTATCAACTGTTTGCACGTGATTCTGTGGCACGCGCTCTGATTGATTGCACTACAAGCGGCATTGATTTCAGTGTTAAGGTGAGCGCATTTCTAAACTGTGACCGTATAAATTACAATGCAGCGCAATACATCTATGCAGGCTTAGGCCGCACCGTAATCTGGCAATTAGAGAGTTAACCAATGATTGAGCAATTATTAGCACACCGTGAAACCATCCCATACGCCATGGCCGTGGCTGCCATCTGCCTCTCTGCAGCAATGGGCTACCTGCTAGGCCATCAAGATGAGTCTGATCTCTGCAAAACCCACATGATTGAGGCAGAGCGACAGACTAAAAAGGCCTCTGAGCTCAATGAGCAGCTCACCACATGTGAGGCCACCAAAGCAGGGGGCTCAGTGCTCGCATGTGCCCCCATCTGTGCACAGCGTGTGCGTGAGGCATTGAAAAATCACAGAGCCATTGTTTGTGAGGATTAGCACATGCATGCAGTCTTAGCGCTTGTATTATTCCTAACTCCTCTGAGGCCTGCTGATATCCCTGCCAATCAGATTTATCTAGGTGAACATATCGAGCCCATCACAGCCATCAAGGTGCGTCAAGGGTGGGTGGCCCCTGGCCTCAGCATGGTGCTCACACCGTTTGAGTTTACTGAGCTAAAGAGTGCTATTGAGAACTCACCCGACCTCTGCACCCACGCCATAGGCATGGCAGTAAAACAATGCCAGAGTGGGCTAAAGCGTGAGCAGGAGATATTTCTTGATCGTGAGGCCAATGATGCGCAGCTTATCACCTCCTATGAGAACAGGCTGAAAATGATTGAGACTGAATTGCAGACTAGCTACAAACAGAATAAAATGTTGATGTACCTAGCTGCAGGCCTGTCAGCCATAGCAGGCAGCGCCACCATATATGCGATCATGAAATGAGGCCCCCCAATGGATATGAGCGCCCTTGATATCGGCACAGTGTTGGCAGTGTTCGGCCTGTTCTATAAACTCAGCGAAACACGGGCCACACACGCTGAGGAGATGGGGAAGATCAAGCAGCAGGTGCTCAGCCTCGAAACGCAAAACACGCAGCTCAATGCCAAGCTCAGTGAGGTTGACAGTAAGCTAAATCAATTGATGGAGAGCAACGCCCGATTAGAGGCGCACTTAAATTTGCTGCTAGGGCGCAGAGGGCACAAGCTCATTGAGACCCCTGCGCCGTTTAAAACCCTAGCCTCTGGCCTTGCTTCATCGCTTGAGGGCAGAGACTAGCCCACCCCCTCAGAAGCTCTTGACATAATCAAGGGCAGACCAATCAGCAGGCTGCATTTGCCTCAGCACGCTCACACCCTCTGAGCGCTGCTCATCATCTGTTAAATGGTTAACGTGGCGCATCACCTCAACCCATGCAGGCTGTGTGAGGCGTGGCCCATAAAACGCAGGCTCAAACAGTGAGAGGCAAGCAGACTCAGCCACATAGCCCTCATGCACTACATTGCGCTTTGTCTCTGGCAATGCCCACCACTCAGAGGGCACATTTGCTGTGAGTCGAGTGACAGCAAACAGGCAGTGCTCATAGAAGAAAGCCTCAAGCTCAGCAGGGCTCATCACGCTCACATCCTCACTGAGTCTGTGCAGCACGCCTCTCACCTCATCAGCATTGATGTCATGCTCGGCAATCACAGACCAAAACGCCTGCTCATTGCTAAAGTCATACTGTGAGCGCGTCTGCTGTGGCGCAGCTGCTTGAGGAGGGCGTGAGGGCTGAGGGGGGCGCTGAGGCTGTGGCTTTTGTGATTGCTCATACCTCACATCATCCTCACCTAATGATTGTGTGGTGATCTCAAAGCGCTCACGGTCGCTGAGGTCAAGTGAGTCTGCCATCTCATCTGCAGTGTAGATGCCAGAGACAGCATCAGGCCACACAGCTCTGCACGCCATAGCGACACATCGAGCACGCAGCATCTGCCTAGGCATGCGTGACCAATTGCTATTGCGAGTGAGGCCCATCTGCTCTGCCATCTGCCATGTAAATTCAAACGTGTGCACCACGCCTGCTGTCTCATCACTGCGCTCACACTCAATCACGCATAAACGATCAGTATGATTCACCACCTGCAGCCTGCGCACAAGGCCACTGTTTCTGCAGATGCCTGCGAGTGCATCAGCTCGCATGGTGGGCTTGCCCTTGATCGTCACACAGTTCACAAGGGTGAGGCCCATATGCCCACCAAAGTGATGGCCAAATGAGGCATGATTTAGGATGAGTTCAAACGCCTGGCGTGAATCATTATTAGTGAGGAGGTTTGCAAGCTCGATAAGCTGCGCTGAGGTCTGTGGGGTGTAGAGTGTATTCATGTTCATTACTCCTGTGTGTGTTGTTTAAAATGGGCCAAAGTCATGTGTGGGATACATAGGATAGCTCATAGCTCTGTTTACCTGTGTGGCGTAGCTGTCGAGATGAGCCTCACACCATTGGCGTGAGGTCTCATAGCGTGGGGGTATCTGATCTGAGCCTGTGAGCTGTTGAGCCTGATAGGGGCTGAGTTTGGTGCGTATAGCTTGAGCGCATTGATCTGCAGGGGGGTAGCCTGTTGATGATGAGGACATGATATAGAGCAAGGCCACAACCATGGCGCTGCCTAGGATGAAAACTGCGAAATCGTTTAAGAGTGTTTTATCAGGGTGCATTTGTTCATTACTCCTGTGTGAAATCTGAGGGGGTGAAATAGTTAGTTTGTAGGGTGAGTGCATTGGCAGCTGCTGCGAGTCGCTCAGCTAGCTGAGGTGAGGCCGACCTGTGGCCATTGATGATGAGGCTTAGATAGTTGAGTGAAATGTCTGCTGCTTGTGCAAGCGTGCTGAGTTTAGTGAAGCGCTTGAGCGCTTGGCGTTTATCAGGGCTCATGATGCCCCCTTGATATTGGCTCTGATATATTGCTTTGCTGCTGTGAGTGCCTTGCGTGCAGAGCCATGGTTTGCTGCATAGAAAGTGTCACCATCTGAGTGTGTGCAGTGCTCTGGCATGAGTATCACCTGATAATACGAAACAAAGCCCTCAGAGGTGTATGAGATGATGCAGCCAACATTTACATCATCTGCATAAATGTGAGTGCAATGTGACTCTGCATGATCCTCTGATGATTTGTGCGCTGCATATGCTTGTCGATCATATTTAATTTGTGTGCTCATGTTCATTACTCCTGAGCTGTGGGTTAGTGATGAGATGAGAGTTAACAGCACTTAAAACACTTGTCAAAGAAAATATTGACAATATCAAAGAAAATATTGACTGACTGTATTTGACCCCCTTATATATGAGCACAGGAGGTAATGAACATATGACAACAGAAAACGATCTGAGGCGTGCTCTGATGAGGCGCACTGATATCAATGCAGGCACTAAGCTCACTCTCATGGCTGTGCTGCTGCGTGTGGATTGGCAGACATGGGCAGGCCCTTGCACAGCTGCTGACCTGGCACAGCTCGCAGGCATCAGCTCACGCACTGTGCGCTATGGCCTGCAAAAGGCTGAGGCCCTCAACCTCATCAGCAGGAAATGGGGCAGCGCTGCAGGCAAGGCCATGCCCATCATCAGCATGCACATCACGCAGATCATCACCCCTGCAGATTTTGCCGAACCTGCAAAACTTGCACCCCCTGCAAAATTTGCCGAAGTGGCAAAAGCTGCACCCCCTGCAAAACTTGCCGAACCTGCAGAATCTGCACCCCTACCCCTGCAAAATCTGCAGCCCAAGGGTGGCAATATTTGCACCCCTACCCCTGCAAAATCTGCACCCTTACAATTAACAACTAATTATCAACCTAATTCACAACCAATTAAACCTGAGCCTGTGGCTGAGGAGAGAGAGAGTAATTTTAGTTATGAGGGTGTGACTGATGAGTTGGCCTCAGACGACACACCACCTACAAGGCTCAACAAATGGCACAAGCTCACTGATGAGCAAATTGCAATCATTGAGAAACACTGCTCATTTAGTAATGGCTTTTATGAGCGCTGCAGAGTCGCTCGAAAACATCTAAACATCAGACTCCACAGAGGCGGGTATTATGAACAACTCTAAACACGATAACATGCAGAGGCTAGGTGATAGCCCTGCCCTCAATCAAATGCTTAACAGCTTAAAGCGCTCAATCGCAGAGCGCCCTCAAAACATTGCAGAGCCCACGCAGCTGCTCGACTTCAGACACCTCACCCCTGCTAATCTTGAGGCAGAGGGCATCATTTATGAGCGTGCTGCGCACTATCGAGCAAAGCCCCTGCCCCCATGTGGCAGGTGTATGGGTGGGTGGGTGCGCATCACTCAGCCTGATGGCTCATCTGCTGTGCACCTCTGTGAGCACTGTGAGCGACCTAGGCGCAGGCTCAAGCGCTTGAATGATCTGCACTTACCCTCAGATGCACAGGGCGCACACCTTGACATGTATGAGTGGGATAGCTCAGAGCAGCGTTTTGCGATCAATCAGATTCAGCAGTGGCTGACCTATGGAGGCACAGAGGCTGAGCACCACGCGCCATCACTCTTGATGTGGGGGCCACCTGGCAACGGCAAAACCACACTGAGCTATGCCTTTGCCAAATGGTGTGTGTTCAATGACCTATCAGTGAGATGGGTTACACATACACAGCTGTTTGATCAGCTCAAGAGGTCATTCAATGGCAAGGCAGATGATCCCTTTGAGGGATGGCTCACAAACGTGAATGTATTGCTGCTTGATGAGTTTGGTGGCGTAGGTGGTGGGCGTAATCACACAGATTGGTTTAGGTCTCAGAGCGTTGCCATGATTCAAGCTATTTATGAGAAGTGGGCAGCGGGTGAGCTCGCAGTGATCATGGGCACCAATCTGAGGCCATCACAGATTCAACAGCTGCTTGATAATCATGCGGCATGGTCTCGACTCGTGCAGATGTTTGATGAGCCTGTGCAGATGGTGGGCAGCGATCGAAGACAAGCTAAACCTCTCAGCAAGAAATGGCTCATGTGATGAAACACTTTTTACAGCCTAGATCATTTTATGACTCAGCCATTATCACAGAGACAGGCCCTAGGGTGATCTATTGTGAGGCCACCCTTTTACAGCTGCTCACTGATGACTACAAAAAAACAGTGATGGGTGATTATCGATTTCATGGGGCCTCACCTGTGACCATCAGACATGAGGCACGCAAGCAGGCCATGCGATGGCTAAGATATATGCGTGGGTGCATGGTGCACACTGATAGCCCCCTCATTGCTGCCAGATGTGGCACCTGTTTGGGGCCCATCCTCAAAACGCTTCAAGAGTGCCCTGCATTAGAGGACTTGCAACCCTGCTCACCCTGTGCTTAATCTATAAAACTTCAGCTTTGCCACCGTGGGTGTCTTCCCATTTCACACATGACGCCCACGGTGGATTATTATTGCGCCTGCTGTTTACATTGTTTACATTGTTTACACTACACTAACAGTGAGGTGATGTGATGAGTAAAAAACAAGTGGTGGTGGCTGTCAGGCTAACTGAGCATGATGGCGAGCGCCTAAAACAGTTGTCTCAGCTGCGTGAGTGGAGTCAATCTTATACCTCTTCTAAACTAATCAGAGAGGGGCTTGACAGACATGAGCGACAGGAGAGCAGAGACAGAGAGAGCACTCAAGCAGGCTCAGACGTATTACCAATTTTGGAATCAAAACAGGCATCTGCCCACGGCAGCAGTCACAGCTGATTATTTTGCTCAGCGCATTTTAGATTTAGAGAGAGAGTTAAGAGGGTTAAATGGCATCCATCAACAGAATCACGCTGATAGGCAACGTGGGACAAGCACCCGAGCTGAAAGCTGCAGGGAATCAACAGTACGCCAGATTCACAATGGCGACGAATGAGAACTATAAAGACAGGCAAGGCGTTTGGCAGACAGACACAGAGTGGCACACGGTAAAGGTGTGGGGGCCCTCTGCTGATCGCTGTGTGCAGCAGCTGCGCAAGGGTAACCTGGCCTATGTTGAGGGCTCATTGCGCTCATTTGAGTATGAGGGCAAGCGCTTGTTTGAGGTCAAGGCCCTTGTATGGCGCAACCTCAGCAAAGATGAGGCCCCTGCTACCTCTGATCAGTTTCTGCCCCCTGAGCCTGTGGCAGCCCCCTCACAGTGGCACACTGCCCCTGCTGAGCCTCAGACGAAATGGGGTGAGCCCCACCCATCAAATACAGGATGGACACGCTAAACCTTAACCACAGGCCCCCTGCTCACCACAGAGCGTTGCCATGAGCAGGGGGCCGGGAGTAATGAACAGATGAACAGTAATTGTAATAAACCTAATAAGCAAATGTTATGGCCCATGTGGCTAGAAAATGATGTGCTCGATTATCTAAACTTCACCCCTCAGCGTGATTGTGAACAACTTGTACACAGGACACTAGCAGATGGGGCGCAGCTTGATGATGAGGGCAAGGTGCAGTGCTTGATTGAGATCAAGGGGCGCAGGCTGTTTGGCGCTGATACTGTCATTGGCAATCTGCTGCGCATGTTTAATGAGGATGGCTCAAGCCTAGATGCTGCCTGGCAACGGTTGATCAGATCGCGTGTGCCTTACATGTTTGTAATTGCTTTTCATAGGGCCACGAGCATTGAGCAAATGAATGCCCTTTATAATGGCATCAATGATTCACCTATCTATGATTGGCTTGTGATCATAGGGCATAGAGATCAATGCACATACAGGCAGAGCACCACTCTCAGTGAGTTCTGCTTAAGCAAGCCATATGGTGAGGCGATCAAGCAGGAGCTCAAACACTCAGCTCAATTTAAATACACTGATCTCATGGGGCTATTATCTAAAAGCTCAAGAGAGCTGAGGGGAGATTTAGCAGATAAAGCGCTTAAGTCGATCTGTCATACCCCTAAAAATCTTAAACCTCAATGCATCACAAAGCTGCCAGACATTGCACGCAGGATTAATCATCTGTTTTATGAGCAAGGTAAAACAGCTAGGCAGATACTGCAGCAGCTCAACAGTGAGAACATCACTTGCAAAAATAAACCACTGATTGATGTGGCGCATGTCACAAATAGGCTGCCCCCTAAGGCCACGCGTCATGAGTCATATGCACAGCATCAGAGTGTTTTGCAGGCTGTGTTTGTTAAAGCATATGAGTCTGGCAGCTGTCAGAGGCCTAAATCATTGAGCAAGATCACAGCACAGGATGCCGCTTGTATCAATCAAGCAGTAGATGAGGGCAACCTGCCTGCAGAGCTAGGGCTCAAGATTACAGCACTGCAAAAGTGGTATACTTATCATAAAGACCATGACGCGCTTATGAGCGCTAAGCATAAAGCACGCTATCAGTTCATCACGCAACGCAAGCAAGCAGCCTCTGCTGAGCAGGGTGAACAGGGTGAGCTGTGGGAATATGGCAACGCTAAGCGCTGCGATGAAAACAGGCAGCTCATCACGGAGCTGCAGGCAGAGGTGGCATTACTTAAGAAGGCACTCACCCTCATTGCTGAGGTGGTATCATGAAACTCAATTCGCAGTATTATGAGGAGCGCAAGTACACTGAGGCCAGAGTGATTGAGCTGAGGAGAGATAACCCTCACGCGACCTGTGCAGAGGTGGTCAAGGTGCTCAGAGGTGAGGGGCACATTAACCCTGTGACGCTGCTGCCCTATACCTCATTTGGCATTAAACACCTGTGGCTAGATGAGAGTGAGCATGAGGATTTTAAGCAGGCTGAGCAATATGCTAGGCAGCTAAAGGGCTCAGGCAAAACATATGCTGAGGTGATTGAGATCATGAGGGCTGAGGGGTGGGTAAACCCACGCACGCGCAAGCGATATGGCCTCTGCACTTTAAGGCGTTTTTGTTTAGGGCTAGGTGATCAGAGGGGCAAGCGTAACTCAAAGCAGAGGGGGGAAACGGCAGAGGAGAGGGCAGAGTATTGGAGGCTGAGGAGGGCTGAGTGGAGAGCTGAGAATAGAGAGTATTTAAGGCTGAGAAGGGCTGAGGAATACGCCAATCAGACAGAGGCAGAGAGAGAAGCTGAGAGGGTTAGGCAGCGTGAGGGGGGTAGGTGCAGGCGAGCCAATGAGACGGCAGAGGAGAGAGAGCAGAGGCTTGTTAAAAGGCGTGAGTATGAGAAGCGCAGAAGGGCAGAGCGGCATGATTGATGATATACTAACAACAACTGAGCACACACACGCGCACGCGCACGCGCACACGCACACGCGCATGAGTCAAGGTGCCTCTCTTCAGATATTGGCAGAGCTGCGCAGGCGTTTATGGTTAGCTGATGAAATGGAGCTCAGCGCTGAGAGCAGGGCACTTTACACCCACATTGAGAAAACACTTATCACAGCATTGAGTGAGCACTATGGCAGCACGCAGCAAGAAAACAGAAGAGAGAATAGAGATAATCCTCATGAATCTCAGGCAGGGCATGACTAAAGAAATCGCATGCTCACAAGCTGGCATACACAGAGTCACGCTGCACAAGTGGTGTGAGGCTGATGCTGAGCTAGCTGATGAGGTTGAGGCTGCCATTGATGTGAGCAAGGCAGTGCTTATCAATGAGATCAAAGCACTAGGGCAGGCTAGACAGGATTGGCGTGCAGCTGCTTGGATGCTTGAGCGCAGATGGCCTCAAGAGTTTGGCGCAAAGCGTGATGTGGATGTGACGATAAATAAATCAGATGGCTCAGATGTGGTGGTGAGCATGGTGGCTCAGGCTCAAGAGATGCTTGCTGAGCAGGCTGCTGAGGTTGACCCCACAGAGGCCTCAACCCTAGATGATGAGACTGATGAGTAATATTAACCTCAATCAGCTGCAGCGCTCGATCATCGCACGCATCATCAGACAAGATGAGGTGATCTCTGCTCGGTGTGGATGGGGTAGCGGTAAGACCTCAGCGCTAGTATTTGCCCTGCTGATGGTGAGCAAGTGGCGTGCAGGGTGCAGCTCACTGCTCATCACTGACACCACCCCACGCTATAACTCAGTGCTCATGCCTGAGATTAGCAAATGGCTTGAGCCATTGGGGTGGACATATAACCACACATTGAGGTTATGGACTGACACACACACAGGCTCATCTGTGTGGTGTCGCTCCTATTATCGACCTGGCACACGAGAGGCCACGCACAACCCTTTAGAGGGCTTGAACATCACAAGCGGTGTCTGCTTGATTGATGAGTGCCAAACCCTCACAGCAGAGGTGGCACACAAAGCGCTAGGCCGTTTGAGGGCAGGCCCCTCACCCATCCTCATTTTAGTGGGGCTGCCTGTGGCTGATGCATGGTGGTGCTCAATGGCTGAGGAGGCAGGGTACAGCCCTCTCTTGTTTACCTCATATGTGAATCAAGCCAATCTCTCAGAGGCATGGTTTGAGGCTACCAAGTTACTGCCTGCAGCTGAGCGTGAGGCTATGGTGATGAATAAGCCTGCACCACCTACAGGCCTCATCTATTCTGAGTTCACTGAGTCACACATCATCGATGGGTGGCAGTATGATGAGAGCATGTCTGCACGCATCTCAATAGATTGGGGGTTTAGAAAACCCTCAGTTTTGATCATTGCCTATGATGAGCAGTTACAGGCCTCAGTGATTTGCCATGAGATCAACCCTGCAGAGGTGACCACATCACAGCTAGCTCAGATGATTCTCAGCATAGCATGGCCACGCTCACTGCGAGCACAGGCACCTGGCCCACGCATATGGCTAGATGATGGGGTGGCAGACAAAGCAGGCAAAGCGCGAAACGATCAAACAGGCGCATCAGCATTTAGGGCCATGAGAGCTGCACCACCCACAGGGCTAGGCATGCCACTGCGTAACACCTCAGACCCCATCAGAGTTGATATCCTCAATGGCATCCAACGCCTCAAGCGTGCTCTCTCATCTAGGCGTTATCTCATCACAGCTGAGGTGTGGCAGCGTGGCGAGCGTGCCAGAGGTAACAGCCTGAGAAAAGCCCTGCTCAGCTACTCATGGGATAAGGATGAGAAACCTAAAAAGGATGGGCGTGAGGATCCCCTAGATGCACTGAGGTATGACTGCATCATGTTCAATTGGCATGACACATTGATTGATCGAAAACAATATCAACCTAGATCAAAGCGCAATGGGGGCAGCAGGCGTGTGCAGGTGGGCAGCTCAAGCAGGAGAACATTTTGATTATTCATGGTGATAGCATTGAGAAGCTCAGAGAGCTTGAGCCTAATAGCATTGAGGCCCTTGTTACTGATCCACCCTATGGGCTAGGTGACACCTCACCCAAAGCTGTGGCTGAGTGCCTTAATGCTTGGCTCAGTGGCTCAACACATAACGCAAAAGGATCAGGCTTTATGGGTAAAGCATGGGACAAATGGGTGCCTGATCCTGCGCTATGGCGTGAGGTCTATAGGGTGTTAAGACCTGGTGCACATGGACTTGTTTTTAGTGGCTCACGCACTGAGGACTTGATGAGCATCTCACTTAGGCTAAGTGGGTTTGAGGTGAGGGATAGGCTAGTGTGGCTTTATAGCCCACGCTTTCCCAAATCATTAGAGATTGGCAAAGCTATTGATGACTCTTTAGGTGTCGAGCGCCAAATAATTGGTAAGCAAAAGCTCGGAGGCTCAGCGCGTAAAAGGGCAGATGGCAAGTCTCATGGGTGTGCTCAAGCAGGCCAAAATGTGGAGAGGTCGCAAACAATTATTAATATCACAGCAGCCACAAGCGACAGAGCCATTTTATTTGATGATTGGCACACCAATTTAAAGCCATCATATGAGCCTATTATTTTAATCAGAAAACCATTGATAGGCACAGTAGCTGACAACGTGATAAAACACAGTACAGGCGCTTTAAATGTTGGCTCATGCAGAATAGGCAGTGATTACAAATATAACCATAGGATTGGCAGGCACCCTTCAAATGTTATGATTGATCATTCTGTGCGCAAGCTACTCAAGAATAAGTCAAGGTTTTACTATTGTGATAAAGCCTCAACAGCTGAGAGAGAGGCAGGGCTTGAGAGCAATGAGCAGAGAAAAAACATACACCCCACAGTAAAGCCTATTGACCTCATGCGCTATCTCTGCAGGCTTATCACCCCCCCTGCTGGCACTGTGCTTGATCCGTTTGCAGGCTCAGGCACCACACTCTGTGCAGCTGCGCTTGAGGGGTTCAATGTGCTAGGTGTTGAGCGTGAGCTTGAGTATGTTAGGATTGCTGAGGCTAGGCTTGCTCATTGGTCGGGCGGTGCATATGAACCCTCAACACCTACAGACACGAAACCCACAATCAAAGCAGGTGATCAGCTCAGCCTGTTCTGAGGTGCGTGATGCAATATACTGAGCGCTATCTCACAATTGTGCTGCTTGACCTCATAGGCAGCACAGCATTTGTGCAGAGGGCAGGGGCCATGAGGGGCGCTCAGTGGCTGCAGTATCACGACCGATTAGCACGCACTTTGGTGTATAGGTTTGAGGGCCGTGAGATTGATAGGAGTGATGGTTTTCTGTTGAGCTTTGATAGGCCTGTGGATGCTGTCAACTTTGCCCTCATCTATCAGCAGACCATACCTGAGAAAACCAAACTGCAAGCACGCATTGGGGTGCATTTTGGTAAAATAGTTGAGGTGCAGCAGGATGAGCTCAGCGTGATGATAGGGGCCAAGAGTGTTGAGCTTGAGGGCATTGCCAAAAATATTGCAGCACGCACCATGAGCTTGTGCCAAGCAGGGCAGGTGCTGCTGACAGCTGAGGCCATGAAAGCAGTTAAAGGGCGCACAAATGGGTTTACCCCTAGGGGCACACGCTATGCATGTGTGGGTGAATATCGCTTTAAGGGCGTGCGCAAGCCACAGGTGATTTATGCAGTAGGGGCCACCATCGATGCACTGCAGCCCCCACCCTCAACAGAGAAAGCCAAGCACCTGGCAGGGCCAAAGCGAATCAAGCAACGCCTGCGAGATCGAGCATTTAGAGATTGGGTTTGGTGGGTGCTCAAATGCGTGGCCCTCATCATCATCTGTTGGTGGCTCACCATATTAGGGCCTATCATTGTAAACCCTCATGCTAGGCTTGTGAATGGCCTCACATGGCTAGACCCACTCATCTACATCATCACTGAGCTGCTGCCATGACTGACGACACCGACAGACCACAGACACACAAAGAATTCACACAGACAGAGAAGGCACGCAGGGGGTGGTGGTTTAGTGTGGTGTTTTTGTGCTTAGTGGTGGGGCTCATCCTGTTTCTCACCTATGTAAAAATAGTTGATGAGAATAGGGATGTTCTCATAGGTATACTCGGTGTGATCACAGGCAGCATCTCATCAATGATGGCCATAGCCTCAGGGCGTGACCCTTCAGAGGTTGAGGAGCTGCGCGACAAGCTAGCAAGCGCCAATGCAGACAGAGAAGCACTGATAGCCAGATTAAGAGACGCGCAGATTCAGATGCAGATTAAGCATGATCATCTGCTGACACTGCAAACCACCATCATTGACAAGCTCAGCCTGCTCAGTGGCTCACCTGTGACACCACCCACAGAGGATGAGGTACAGCTACACCCTGATGTACAGAGATGGACATAAAGCGCCCCCCATCACCCCACTATTGTTTAGTGTTGCAAACCGATGAAAGGGGACTAAAGCGCCCTGCTTAGCTTTACTCTTTTTTAGAGCATGGCGATAAGCTGAGCAAGACTAGCCTATTAGGGCAAACTCATCTGCATAGGCTTAAACAGATGAGCCTTGATTACACATATCCAAAATAGACTCCAAAAAATAAAGAGGAGTGCGCACACTGTAAACATTGTAAACATTGTAAACAAGTAAAATTGTAAAATAAGTTGATATAGTGGCCCTGTATAGCTGTTTAGCATAGAAGATGAGCAGGGGTGCCATGAGTACAGATGAGCGAAACCCACGCCACATGAGAGCAATTGCGCCCCGTTTTGGCGTGCGCGGCATCACAGGCACGCAGCTCAGTGGTGGCACCATCACAGGCAAAGAGCAAAACCCACAGCTCACAGGCCTCTCATGGGTGAATGAGGCTGAGGAGATGCTGAGAACTGACCCCATTGTCAGGCGATCATGGCACATGCTGAGGCAAACACTGCTCAGCGCTACATGGCGTTTTGAACCTGGCATTGAGGGTGATGCTGTGGCTGAGGAATTAGCTAGATTCGCAAATGAGTGCTTTGGCTTTGATGGCTATGCAGGGCAGATGAGCATCAGCTTTGAGGAGCAGCTTGCATACCTATGGGAGTTTGTCCCATTGGGTTATCGATACGCTGAGGAGATTTACAGAGTAGGGCCAGACAGTGAGGGCCGCGTTAAGGTGTGGCTTGATCAGTATGCAGACCGTGAGCCCTCAGCGCATAACAGGTGGCTGAGTCGTGACTCTCAACAGCTAGATGGTGTTATGCAGAATATCGTAGGCTCATCAGTGGCACCTGAGCCCATCCCATCAAACAAACTACTGCTGCTCACCCTCAATAAAACAGGCAGTAACTTTGAGGGCGTGGGCATGCTGCGCCCTGTGTGGTGGTGGTGGCGCACTAAGCAGCGCGCATCAAACCTCATGTGTGTGGGGCTTGATCGGTGGGCTGTGCCTACTCCTAAAGTCACTGTAGACAGGTCACAGGCAGAAAACATGGGCCTCACTGATGCTGATATCTCAGCCATGATTGATGATGCAGAGGCACAGGCGCAGGCGTTTCTCAGCACAGAGCAGAGCTATCTAGTTGAGACAGCTGCAGTCAAGTTCGATGCATACGCTCAACAGCCTAACCTGTACGCACAGGGGCCACTTGATATCATCAGCAAGTGTGATTCACAGATAGCCTCAGCGTTTTTGACTCAGTTTGCTGATCTAGGCAACACAGAGACAGGCGCACGCTCAGTGGGTGAAATACACCTCAGTGTGTTTAGGCGTGCTGCCATCAACCTATGTGATATTGTGGCCTCACAGATCAGTGGTGTTGATCGCAGAGGAGGAGGCACCATAGGCAGACTCATCAGGTGGAACTATGGTTGTGTTGATGCATCCAAATTGCCACGCCTCACCCACACAGGGCTTGATACTGATGATCTAGCAGAGAGCATGGGCATGCTGCCACAGCTTGTGCAGGCAGGCATCCTCACCCCTGATGATGAGCTTGAGCGAGCAATCAGAGAGAGACTAGGCGCAGGTGATCTGCCAGAGGAGGCGCAACGCTCAGCGATTGAGCGCACCTCATCAGCAGGTGGAGGCCTCAGCGCATTTGCTGAGAGGCTAGTGAGGAGCAGGCGCAATGGCTAAGCGTACACAGGCCCAAACCCCTGCACCTAAAAAAGATCAGATCAAGGGCAGCAGCAAAAACCCTAAAGGCTCAGCAAGTGGGGGCCGTGGGGGAATCACAATCAGTGAGCAGGCTGAAAAGGCCCTCATCAATCTGCGTGATAAACATAATGAGCGCTATAATGCCAAACACAAGCAGGTTGACTTGGGCATGCTCAAAGCTGTTTATAGGCGTGGCGCAGGTGCATTTAGTGTGAGCCACAGACCTGGCATGAACCGTAATCAATGGGCCCTTGCTCGTGTCAAAACCTTCCTAAAATTGGTGGGCACAGGTGAGCGCAAAAAGGCCTATAACACTGATTTAGACCTGCTGCCAAAGGGCCACCCTCAGCGCGTTGAAGCTAAAGCGGAACAGAGTTCCTATTTAAGCGCACCTGCTAAATACGATCATATTGATTTCACACCACCCAAGGGGGCACAGGAAGCAGCCAAGCGAGCGCTTGAGGTGAGAGAGTCTAAGCCCCCATCACAGAGGGGCATGACTGCCACAGGCCTTGCGCGTGCGCGTGACCTAGCCAATGGCAAAACCCTCAGCCCTGAAACTGTGAAGCGCATGAAGAATTATTTCACGCGGCATGGTGTCGATAAGCAGGGCAGCACATGGGATGAGCAAGGCAAGGGTTGGCAGGCATGGCAGGGATGGGGTGGTGATGCAGGGTTTGCATGGTCTAAGAAAGTAGTAAAGCAGATGATCGCAGCAGACGAAAAGACGCAGGCCCTCAGAGCCTATGGTGAGGCGGTGCAGCTGTCTGAGCCTGCCCCCACCTATGAGGTGCCAGAGGGCTTGACCATTGGTAAACCGTTCAAAACCCTAGCCCTAGGGCAGGTGAGCTCGCGCATGAATGGTGAGAACATAGGCAAAGAAATTGACCATGACATGCTCACTGAGATGGTGCGTGTGTACAATGAGAGGCGCATGGCTGATCCTGTCATTATTGATTGGCAGCATGCAACTAGCCCCTTCAATGGGGGCACCCCTGCACCACCTGAAAGCGGCAATGCATTGGGCCTCATCATTGATTTAGAGCTGCGCTCTGACGGCCTCTATGCTGTGCCTGCTTACAATGAGCGCGGCCTTGAAGTGGTCAAAAATGCAGGGGGCGTGCTTTGGTCGTCTCCTGAGTTCATTAGCGGTGACGTGTTCACCCGTGATGGGGGTGCCCTCATTGGCACTGCCCAACTATTAGCAATCACCCTAACCCCACGCCCTGCGCAATCACATGACAAAATCAGCAGGGTTATACTCAATGAGAGGATATCTATGATTGACAATCTAGAATCTATGTCAGTTGAGGATTTGCGCTCTATGCTCATTGCCAAAGATGAGATGGTGCGTGAACTCGAAGACAAGCTAAAAGAGATGGCTGCAGACAATGAGGCCAAACTCACTGAAAAATCAGATGAGGATGACGCTGAGAAAATGGCTGAGTCTGATAAGGATGACGCTGAGAAAATGGCTGAGTCTGATGATGAGGACAAGGCCAAGAAAATGGCACACACGCCAGAGCACAAGGATGAGAAGAAGGGCTACAACATGAGTGAGCAGCTCACTGAGGCCACCCTACTCTCTGAGGTTCAATCATTGCGTGAGGCTAATACCAAGCTATCAGAGCGAATTGAGGCCATTGAAGCTGAGAAACGCGCTGTAGAAGCACGTGAGGCTGTGGGCGCTTTGCTCAGAGAGGGGCGCATCACCCCCAATGAGAAACCTGTGGCTGTCTCTGCATGGCAAATGCGTGAGCAGCAGCCTGAGTTTTGGCAGATGTTCTCTGAGCGCCCTGCTAACAGCGCAGTGCCCCTCACTCAGATTGGCCATGGCGCATCAGGTGAGGAGATCACCAAGGCAACCCTCAATAAGAGGATTCAAGAGCTGCAGACTGAGAAAGGCATCACCTACTCAGAGGCGCTCAACCAATTCAGAACAGAGAACCCTGATTACTACGCTCAAGCATTTGGAGGCTAACCCATGAGCACTAACCCTAATATCATGAGTTTTGTGGCTGCATCTGCTGTCACTGAATTTGCTGTCGTCTCAATGGACAGCGCAGGCAAGGTAGCTGTGACCTCAGCTGCTACTGATAACAAGGTGGTAGGCGTTGCACAACGCGCTGCAGCAGCAGGTGATGCTGTTGAGGTTTTAGTGCATGGCATCACTCGCATCATCGCATCAGAGACGATTGATGAGACTACCCCTATTCTCTCAGCTGCGGCAGGTGGCAAGCTACAGCCCTGTGAGGCTGCTGACGTTACTTTCTACCCCATTGCACGCCTGCTGCCTAACATCAATCAGACACAGGTTGATGCTGATGAGCAGGGCTTTGTTTACTTCTTTGGCCCTAGCAGCCTTAACGCTTAATAGGAGTTTATAAACATGGCTTCATCATACGCTAATTTACATCCTGTTGATCAGATTCTTAGTGGCCTAGTCGCTGAGGCTGTCCCATCAGATAACCAACTCATTGCAGATAAATGCATTGAGAGCATTAAAATCCCTGAGCGCTCAGGAACCCTACTGCTTGAGGAGACGCGCAACTTTATGGGCGCAGCTGCAGGGCTTGACCTTGAGAGAGCACCTGGCGCATCACGCGCCATGATTGGTGGATTTGATCGCAGCTCACAAACGTTTAAAGCAAAGATTTTTTCTGCCTCTGATAGCATTGCCATGGAGGATATCTTTGATAGCCAATACCCTGGCAGCGAAGAGGCACGCATTGCGCGTAAAGTCGCACGTGTGCTCAAGCTCGACCGTGAGAAGCGACTAGCAGACGTCCTCTTTGACGCTACCACATTCAACACCTCAGCAGCTGCTGCAGCGTTTGGCACTGCAGGTGCTGAGCCTCTCTCAGAGCTGTTTGACCTTAAGGACACAGTTTTCGCTGCAGCTCATGGCATCAACCCTGATACCCTCATCTTAGGGCGTGCGTGCTTCCGTGACCTAGCCAAAAACCCTGAGGTGCGTGGCTATGTTGGAGACAGCACAAAGGGGATCGCATCAGGCTCACAGATTCTCAATGATGAGGCTGTGCTTTCTGTGCTGCGTGATGTGCTCGGTATCCCTAACATTTATGTAGGACAAGCGCTGCGTGAGACTGCTGTTCCTGGAGCCACATCTTCTGAGGCTGCAATTTGGGATGGCACAAAGTGTTTCATGGGCATCCTTCGAGGCAGTGATGCAATCGTGCAGAAATCTGGCAATGTCAAGGGCATGCCTGTGGCTGCTTTGGATATGCGTTTCTCTGATATGGTTGCAGGCCAATACGATAGCCTTGATAAAACACGTCGCTACGTTTGGGGTGAAGAGGTTAACAGCTTCCATACTGTTGATAGCACCCTAGGCCACGTCCTCACAGGCTGTTGATGATCTGCCATGCTCTGTGTCTGTGGTGCCACTCAACACACTCAGCTGCTAGCTGAGAGAGATGCTGATCAGATTGCTGTGGATGATCTCACACGGCAGGCTAAAAATGCATCAGGCGTGATGGCCACATTGATCAGAGCAAGGCGTGATCAGATACAAGCAGAGATCAGAGCAGAGAGAGAATTTGAAAGGGCGTTAAATACTGCCATCTCCTCTCTGCTAGATGTGATTGAGGTTACTGTGCAGAGCGCAGGGCCCAACGCAATACTAGATGCAACAGATGAGCAATTGCTTGAGCTGTTGATAACAGGTGGCCTAGGTGATGCTATTGATGGGTTTATAACTCAACAGCAGCGCATCAATGAGGCCGTGAGTAAAACGCTGAGCGCTGTTGATCCACAGTTTAATATGGGGCTAATAGCCTCACAGGTGGAACAGCTGCAGACTCAGACGATATCAGACATATTTGAGGGTGTGGTTATCCCTACAGTGAAGAGCACTGTGAGAGATGGCCTGCGTGATCTCAGAGCAGCTGTGCCCCTCAACACGGTCATGAGTAATCTGCAAACGCGCATGAATAGCGCACAGGGCAGACAGCTCACAGAGATCAAAACTAAAATATCACAGTATGGCCGTGGGCTCACTGCCATAGCAGGTGCAGCAGCTGAGCTTGATCATTATCTATACACAGGCCCCATGGATGGCATCACACGCCCATTTTGCAGAGCGCTTGTGAATAAAGTAGTAGATGAGCGACAGATGGCACGCCTCAACAATGGGCAGGGGCTAGCAGTCAAAACCTCAGGCGGTGGCTACAACTGCAGGCATTCATGGTCACCTGTTACAGAGTCATTTATTGAGGCTGCTGAGCTAGATCAAGCCACGGCCTCAGATATCAATAAAGCCAATACAGGGGGCAAACGATGATCAAGATAGCGCGTGATGATGATTATTTATACGAGTGGACAGCGCCACGCCCCACCACAGGCACAGTCACCTTGCAAGTGTTTGGGGCCTCAGCTGCCATCAGTGTGGCGCTCACTCAGAGCCGCACTAACTCATCAATCACAGCCATAGCATCAGACAGGCGCACGCTCACCTTACAGGTAGCTGCTGACCCTCTGCAGGCTGATCAGCAGAGAGCATTTATCATCACCTCAGGTGATACCTATTTCTCTGTAACTCTCTCACGGATAGTGGGCACCACTGCCATATTAGCTGAGCCTCTGCCGCGTGAGATCGACCTCACCACAGCTGCCACCCTGCATGTGCCTATGTATTACACCACCCTCACAGCTGCGCAGCTCACAGACACTGATGGGTATTACAGCTATTCAGTGAGCTACACTGCAGACCTAGGCGATCAAAACAGAGAGCAGACTGAAAAGGGCGTGATCAAGGTGACGTTACGCCCATTCGATACAGGGCTAGACCATGCCACGCTTGTGAGAACCTTTGCACAGTTGGCTGATATGGTGCCACGCAGGCAGAGTGATTTTGCCCCACAGATCGCAGCTGCCCTTGATGAAGTGGCCATGCACATCAGATCACATCTGCTCGCAGACAATCTCACAGAGGATGAGGTATTTAATGCAACCTCATTTCAGCTAGCTCACGCCTATTGCTCAGCAGCGCTCATCTATGAGCAGAGCGCACAGCTAGACATGGCAGAGGCAATGAGGGCCAGATGCTCAGATTTATTGGTGAGGGCGCTTGAGGCCGTGGCCCTTGATATTGATGGTGATGGCGTCATTGATGAGGGTGAGTCTAACATCTCTCAAACAGGTGGCAGCGCTACTGACTTCAGAGCCTCATGGCGTGGGTTTATCAAGTCAGAGAATGATAAATTCTTTACACCTGGCAGGGGCATGAAACACTGATGCCCAATAAAGTAGATATCAAAATACCACGCACGCTGTGGACTGCACGCGACTCATTGAGGTTGGCTCAGAATACGCTAGCAGCTATTAAGCTGCGCACCTCACGCGGCATTGATGCCAATGGCGTGGCGTTTGATGACTACTCCAAAACGCCCATATATGTTGCCAAACGTGGGGCACGCCTAGCGCCCAAGGGGGGCCGACCATCACGCACAGGGCGCTCAGTTTATTATCAAGGGGGCTATCAGCAATACAAAGAGGAGAGCAGGGGGCGTGGCAGCTCATCAGATAGCGCTGAGGTTGATCTAGTATTGAGCGGGCAGCTGATGAATAATCTAGTTGTCACTGAGGCCACTGCAGACTCATTCACTATTGGCCTCACTAAACATGTGCAGAGCTATGGCTATTATGTGAATGACAAGCGTGAGTTTTTAGGGCTCACTGATGATGATGTGAAAATACTCACACGCGCTGTTGAGATTGAGGTGCGTAAGAAACTAGGGTTATCGACATGAGCCAAGGGATATTTGCAGCGCTCACATTTTTAGAGAATCTCATTGAGGGCATCACACCCAAGAGTGATGCGCATCATGGGTATGTGGCCATCAATCGTGGCAACGGTTATGGGGCAGCGCTTGAGGATAGGCCAAACAGCAACAGATATTTTGAGCTCACCTTAGCAGACCTAGCCACAGATGATGGGCAGGCAGGGCTGAGCGGTCGCAAGCGTGTGCGCATTAACTGCCGCGTGCGCTATGATATCCCCCATGATCAAGGCTACCTCATGAGGCTCATCAATGAGGACGCATCACAGCTCATTGATAAACTCAAAGGCCCGAATTATGAGACAGCCACCACAGGCATAGTCTCACTCATCCCACTGCCCACAATGTTAGACCCCATCACAGACGCTCAGGGTGATATCATCGCCCACATATTTACAATGCAGTTTGATCTGCTCTATTTGGAGGCATAAAAATGGCTGTTACTCATCGATCTCTCAGCATTGCGACTGAGGGCGCAACTTTCGGTTCACTAGATTCTGATGGTATCCCCTCAGCAACAGGGCTCAATTTCATCTCAATCCCCTGTGAGCGTGACCCCATTGTGATTGCAGGTGAGCCTGTGATCTCAGAGCGCAATGATGCCAGAGATGGCCCCTATTTTGTGCCACCTGAGATTGATACTGTCTACTCATCAGGCAGCAGAGTGAGGAGGCGCACAGGCTCAGTGGTCTGCCGCGTTGACCTCACCACTATTGGCACAGCTGCAGACACCTACGCTGCAAATTATTTGGGGCTGCTGCTCGGTGCAGGTTTCCTCACTCAAATACCCTCAATCCTCACAGGCAATGTCACAGCTGTTGATGCTAACACCTTCACCCCTGCGAGTGCATATGCTGAGGCAGACATAGGCACCCTCATCTCATCATCTATTGGTGGGCGTGCTGAGTATTCAGCTGTAACTGATCACAATCTAAGCGCAGGGGGCAACGTCACCATTTCACCTGCTCTGAGCACATCCAGCTACACTGCAGCGCGTGGCCTACAGACATGGTACACACCGAGCAGAGGCACAGCAGGCACCTATGGTGAGTCTGTGGCGTTTCGTATTGATGGTAACAATTTCCGCACTTTTGCCTTTGGCTGTGTGCTCGAATCACTCAACATCACCCTAGATAATGGGCGCTTGATGGCTGAGTTTACCTATCAGAGTGCGTATATCACAGACGATCATGCAAACCCCTCAGGGCCTATTGAGCCTGCCTACAACACAGGCAACGCACCATTTTTCAGAGGGGCTTATGCTGTACTCTCCAATGGCTCACCTGCTAGCCTCACCAATGGCACAGCAGGTGAGACACAAGGTCGCTTAGCTGTGGATGCTGAGGACTTCTCATTAACTGTGACAAACACCCTCACCCCATTGGGCCACAGTAACAGCATCTTGGCCATGAGTAACATGGAGATTACAGACGTGGCAGTAGAGCTCACCCTTACCCTCAGCTCAGTTAATACCACTATAAAAGATGATTTCTTTAACCGAGCAGTGCGCCAGGTGCTAATCGGCACAGGCCCCGTGGGTGATGGGCTAGGCTGTGCCATCATGCTGCCTGCAGCTCAACTCACGGTTGATCCAAATGTGTATGATGTGAGCGGCAATGATATTGTGAGGCAGACACTGACCTATCAGCAGAGCAGATATGCAGGTGATTACTCAGGTGATGATACTGCGACCTATGAGGACAATGCAGGATGCTCTCCGTTTAGATTAGGATTGGGGCTCTAATATGGCGCTGAGCTTTGCGAGTAGTAGTGATTACACTATTGATGTGGTGGTCACTGTTGACCCATCTGTGCAGGCCTCTGCAGAGGAGAGGGCTAGTTATCTCAGCAGTGGTGATACAGATGATTTACAGTCTGTTGATGTTGAGGCTACTAGGTTTACCTTGAAAGCGCTTTCACCCTCTGAGCGTGAGGATGCTGAGCAGAGAGCAGGTGCCTACACTCGCAGCGAACTAGGGCGCTTGTTATGGGTTGAGGCCCCTGCTGACATGCATGAGCGTGCTAGGTGGCATCATGAGCTGAGTGATGATGAGCGCTCAGCCATGGCTGATTATCAAGCCTATCTCAATAGGGTTTATGTTGAGATGGTCTCTGCCTCTCTCACGCACATTGATGGTGAGCCTGCCACGCTTGATCAAGTGCAGATGATTAGGCCAGATGATCAGAGGGCAGCCACCATCAGTGAGCTAGTGATGCACATACAGCGCATCAGTCTGTTAGGTGACAGGGGAAAATAGCGCTAGCCTCTGCTATATGGTTGAACCACAGCAGGGGCAGAGCATGGGACTGCGAGCAATGCAGAGCAAACCCACAGCTGCGCAGGCTGCGTGGCAATTGCGGGGGCCCTTTTCTGCGTGGTCTGCCTCAGAGCATGACTGATGATGAGGGCCGTTATGTGATGGGTTATCGCGTGGCCCCTGATTGTGGTGAGGGCTACTCTGATTACAGGGTGAGGCATTGCCCTGTGGCAGACTCAAACAGATTGGCCTCAGTGGTGCAGGCGTATCAGCGCCACAGAGCAGGATTAGCCCCCATCACTCAGAGCTACCCTAAACCCACATGCGCAATCATTGAGGCCTTTGAGGTTTTGCACTATAATGCTGAGGAGGCTAGCCATAGAGCCACTGAGCGCACCATGAGAGAGGCTGCAAATAATGTCTAATCAGGTAGAGGTTGAGGTCGTCCTAACAGGTGCTGATGAGGCTAAAAAGGGCCTCAGTGGTATTGGTGAGACTGCAGGCGCAATGGCTGAGCGTTTCAGTGATGAAAACAGCAAGCTAGGTGAGGGGCTCAGCAGCCTTACAGACAATGTGGGTGAGCTAGTTGGCACCATGGGTGAGCTAGGCACTGCCACAAAGAACATGGGCACAGCATCAGTCTCAAGCCTCATGGGGCTTGTGCCTGCTGTGGGGGCTGTTGTGGCTGCAGGGTTTGCCCTGTATGAAACATTCATGAATATCTCAGGGGCTGCAGAGGAGGCTGAGAACAGAACAGAGGCCATGGCAGCTGCTGCAGGTGACTTGCAGAGCAAACTTGAGGCCCTCTCAGAAAAGGGCGTGCTGCCCACCACTGAGCAGCTCAAAGAGTTCACACGCGCCACCATTGAGGCACAGGTAGCCAAAGAGCTTTTACAGCTGAGGTTTGAGAAGCTCACCAAAAGCTATGGCAAAATACTAGATGCTCAAGAGGAGGTCACAGAGGCTGAGCGTGTGTATGCCTCAGGTGAGATACTCGGAGTGTTGAGCCAATCCATAGGCCTCACGGATGATCTCAAAGGGGCACGCCAATCACTTGCAGAGGCTCAATCAGCTTTTAATGTCCAAGTAAACAAGCTCATCCCCATGCAGGATGAGGTTAATAAGAAAATCGCACACGGTGCAAAGCTCAATGCTGACCTGGAGGAATCATCAGCAGAGGCCACGCTTGCTAGGGTTAAAGAGAACACAGCGCTGCTTGAGTCGCTGCAGCTCAGACAGGCTGAGATAGACCTCACAGAGCAGGAGCTCAAATTAAAACAGATCGATATCGCAGCGACCAAAGAGACCACCCTTTTACAAGCTGAGCGTAATAAAGAGGACGCCAAAGCGCTGCAGCAGCTTGAGAATCAGTTAAAAACTGAGCTAACAAGATTTGATCAAGCCAAACAGATTGAGGCTCTGAGGCTAAAGCGCAGGCAGATGGCTGAGGCAGCAGAGGAGGGGGCAGCCAAGCGCTCAATCAAGCGCGTTAACAATCGGCGCATCAAGGAAATGGCCATTGAGCGACAGAAGCAGGCAGACCTCAAAACGCTCAGACAGCTTGAGCTGCAGCAGATGGCGCTTGATGGGGCCTCTGCTCTCAAGATTGCAAATGAGCGTTATTTAGATGAACTTAAAGCAGCAGAGGGCAACCATGAAAAGGGGCTCATCGCTGCCAAGCGCTATGAGATGGCGCTCACACAAATCAATCAACAGGCATCAGCTGAGCGTGAGCAGAATGAGGCGCAGCGCATACAGCGTGAGGCTGAGATGAGGAGGCAGGCCTCTGAGCTGGCCTACAGCTCACTAGAGTTTGACCTGCAGATGATGAGTGAGGGCCTTGATAAAGAGCTAGCTTTGCTTGAGCTGAGGTATGCCAGAGAGCGTGAGCTTGTGGCAAAGAGCAAGGGTGAGCTGATCGAGCTTGACAGGCGTGAGGGTGTTGAGCGTACAAAGATCATGCAGGCCAATAGTGATAACATTATTGAGATGGTGGGTGAGTTCACCTCTGCCTATGGTGCAGGCATTGCTGAGGCTGCTTATCAGTCGCTGTTATTTGGTGAATCGTTTACTAAATCAGTGGGGCAGATGTTGGTGGCCCTAGGGCAGCAGGCTGCCGTTCAATCATTAGTGGAAGCAGCAAAGGGCACAGCTGCTCTCTTTGTTAACCCTGCGCAGGCTGCAGGGCACTTTAAATCATCTGCCATGTTTGCAGGTGCAGCAGTGGTGGCAGGTGTCTCAGGCAAGGCCATGGG